GCAGAGGTTCCATTCTAATGAAGGAACTTATCTATACAACTCTAACTGGAGTTGCAGTAGGTGGAGTATTTAGCATATTCAAATTGCCTATCCCTGCCCCGCCAGTATTTGCTGGCCTAATGGGTATTGTTGGATTATGGATGGGATATGCGTTAGTTCAAAAGGCATTTGCATGACTGCATTTCTTCTTGGATTAATGATCGGATTTATGATTGGATACCCTATGGGGTTATTCCTAGACAAGTGGGATAAGAGGATAAAAAATGGCCGAGGATAAAAATACCCTTGAGTTAATTAGTGATATTACAGAGTTCAATGATCTGCATGAGTTCATGAAAGATGAACACTTAGACAGAGCCCTTGCAATTGTGGTAAAATTATTAATGAATCCTGATGTTCCATCAGCAAAGGCGCCACATTTAATTATGGAGCTTCAAGCAATGTCAACAAAGTTTGCAGTGCTTGCATCTGTATATTCTACAATTGCTAAGGACAAAGCTGGAACTGCTAATAATAATAAAAAGAATATATATTATTCTGTAAAAGAGTCCATAGACAAATTGGTTGATGCGCTTAAATACGTTGTGAGGTATAACTCCTAAATGGGTAGAGATATAGTAAAGAATCTAAAGTTTAAAAAGCATACGGGCAAATTCTTTGATCCAGAATTGTTTGCTCAGTTGCTTGATGAGTCATATCGAAATACCAAACGTGCAGATGGAGAGATGACAAAGAAGTCATTTAGCCCAAGCTCACTTGGATACGGTCATGGAACCTGCCCAAGATATTGGTATATGGCTTTCTCTGGCGCAATGTTTATTGATGATAATGATGCAGTTGCAGTTGCTAATATGGCGCAGGGAACACAGGCTCACGAGAGACTTCAAAAGCTTATCTCTACTATGCCTCAATTTAAAATGGAAGAAGAAGAAATTCTTAACGAGTATCCACCTATCAGAGGGTTTATAGACTTAATTATGGAGTATGATGGTGAAACCGTAATTGGTGAAATCAAGACGGCTAAGCAAGAAGTATGGGATACAAGACAGTCTGAAATGAAACCTACTGCTAATCATATGCTTCAACTACTAACATATATGAAGCTAAAGAATGCTAAAGAGGGATTCTTCTTGTATGAAAATAAGAATACCCAAGAGATCCTTGTTATTCCAATTTCAATGAATGAAAGAAATACAAAGATTATTGAAGATACATTCTTATGGATGTGTGAAGTTTGGGATAACTTTAAAGACGGAGATCTTCCAATGAGGCCTGCTGGCGCTACAAAGTCAAAAATGCCTTGCACATACTGTCCAGTTAAAAAGGAATGTTACTCTAAGGAAACACCAGTGGGTACAGTTCAAATTGAAAAGTTTGAGGTTCCTTCTGTATGATATGCGCCAATTCGGAATGTAAGAAAAACTTTACTGCAAAGACACACAATCAAAAGTATTGTACTGATGAATGTTGCCGACTTGCTACAAATCGTAGAATTATGGAAAAGTACTATGAGCGTAAGGCTATTAGAAATGGTGCGCTAAGGCCATGCGGTAGATGCGGACATCAGCTGAGTAGATACAATAAAGGTGATTTTTGTGCAACCTGCGAGAAGAATATAAATCTTGAAAACAAAAGCAAGTTGTTTAGGATGATAGATGACATTAGCTAGCCTAAAGAAGACTCAGGCAAACAGGGTTCTTGGCATAGATGCCTCAACTAACTCTATTGCTTTTTGTTTGATGGAGAACGATGTCCCATTAAAGTGGGGTAAGATTAATTTAGCGGGCAATGATATATACGAAAAGATCCATGATGCTAAGATCAAGATGGCCTCAATGCTAGAAGAACTTAAGTCAGACTACATTGTTGTCGAGGGAGCGGTATTTGTAAAGTCTGCAGATGCTGTAATTAAACTGTCATATGTTTATGGTGTTGTTATAGCAGAGTTAATGTCCACTGGAGCTAAGGTCATTACAATAGCCCCCTCCTCTTGGCAGGCTTACATAGGCAATAAGAACCCTACAAAGGATGAGAAGGCGGCTATTAGGCTAAAGAGTCCAGGTTATGCAGACTCATGGTATCAAAATCAATTACGTAATATGCGTAAACAAAGAACAGTAGACTACTTTAACAAGAAGTATAATCTATCATTAACAGATTTTGACGTGTCTGATTCATTTGGAATTGCACATTACTCTAACAGTATATTAACGGAACGATGAAATACTATCAAAGCGAAGAGTGGCTGCATAGAAGATATGTTATTCAAAAAAAGAGCATGACTGAGATTGCTATTGAATGTAATACCTCTGCTATGACTATACAGAGATACCTAACTAAATTTGGATTAATTAAAAAAAGATGAGCAGAGAAACATGGCTAAGCGCCAACAAAGAAACAGCAGGAGACCTCATACTTACTGGGTACAATGGACTATTTAAAGATATGCCAGTATATAAAGAAGTAGAGTCTCTATTTGGATCTGGATCAGCAGCCCTAGACTTTGGGTGCGGAGTAGGAAGAAATTCAGTAGCGCTTGCAAAGAAATACGACAATGTTATTTCTTTTGATTTTCCTAATATGATTGACCTAGTTCCAACAGAAAATAAGCTAGAAAATATAACCTACACAACAGACTGGAGCCATGTAAAAAGCTTTAAATTTAATACAGTCTTGGCAAGCCTTGTGTTTCAACATATTGAAGATTCAGAATTAGAATCATATTTAAATGATTTGTCTCACATAGTGGACAGACTAGTCCTTCATAGCAGAACATGGATTGATCATTCAGCTTCACAGGTATTGCCAATCGTAGAGAAATACTTTATAATTGATACTATAGAATATTCAAGAGATCCCAATAATCCTATTGATGATCATTTTATTGCAACATTAAACAAGAGGGCGGAATAATGTTAAAGCCAGTATTTCCAGACGTACAAGAATTTAGATGTAGTGATTTATATCTTAATGCTATTGGTGCACCAGCAGGACATAAAATATGGTCAACATGCCATGAGCTTGCTCAAATGTTAATTGAAAAGAATATCTCATATGGTAACTCAGCCCTTGAGCCAGCAAGAATATTTTCAACGGCGGACTCAACAGAACAATTAAAAGTTCGTATTGATGACAAATTAAACAGAGTAAAGAATAACCAAGGATTTGCTGGAGACAATGATATTGATGATTTGATTGGCTATTTAGTATTATATAAGATTGCAAAGGCTAAATCTGATTGACATTTTAGTCGACTGAAAGTATAATATAGTAATGAGCGAAATAGAATTATCAGAGCATTTTGATAGAATGAACAAGGTGGTTGAAGAACTTCTTAAAGGAAGTACGCCCACCCAGATTGCCACCACTACTGGGATCCAGCGCAAAGAAGTCCTTGAGCTAATTGACGACTGGAAAGATGTAGTACATAATGATAGCAATATCAGAGATCGTGCCCGAGAGGCTATCTCAGGGGCGGATCAGCACTATGCCATGCTTATCAAAGAGGCGTGGAAAACAGTAGAAGATGCAGATCAAACAGGCCAGCTAGGAATTAAGTCTGGCGCATTAAAGCTTATTGCAGATATTGAAACTAAAAGAATTGCAATGCTACAGTCTATTGGCGTATTAGAAAATAATGAAATTGCTGCACAAATTGCAGAGACAGAACGTAAGCAAGATATTCTTGTTAGAATTTTAAAAGAAACCACATCAACGTGCCCTAAATGTAAGATGGAAGTTGCAAAAAGATTATCTCAGATCACGGGAGTAGTCGAGTCAGTTCCAGTAGAGGAAGCCGATGTCGTTTGATTTCAATGACCTTATCGACATGCTCGATGGAGAGGAGTTCGATGAGAAACCAGTCGATCTTAAAACGTTTGTTAGAAGTCCAGAATACCTTGGGCTTCCAGAACTTTCCGACTATCAGTACACGCTTATCGAAAAAAGTTCCCAGATTTATAAAGAGTCAACGCTTATCAAATTATTTGGAGAAGAAGAAGGAAGAATAAGGTTTAAGCAAACTGCTAACGAGGTAGTTGCTCAATTAGGAAAAGGGTCGGGAAAAGATTACTGCTCAACTATTGCAGTATCATATATAGTATATTTACTATTATGCCTTAAGGATCCAGCCACATATTACGGAAAGCCTCCAGGAGATAGCATTGACATTATTAACATTGCTATTAACTCTCAACAGGCAAGCAATGTTTTCTTTAAAGGTTTTAAAACACGTATTGATAAGTCACCTTGGTTTGCTGGAAAGTATAATGATAAGGCATCAGAAGTTAAATTTGATAAAGCTATTACAGTACACTCAGGCCACTCAGAGCGTGAAGCGTGGGAAGGCTATAACGTAATAGTCGTTATCCTTGATGAAATTTCAGGATTTGCAATTGATAATACAACAGGACACGAGCAGGCAAAGACAGGTGCAGCCATATATGATATGTATCGTGCATCCGTAGACTCTCGTTTTCCAGACTTTGGTAAGGTAATCCTATTGTCATTCCCTAGGTACAAAAATGACTACATACAGCAAAGATACAATGCGGTAGTGGCGGAGAAAGAAACTATTATTCGTGATCATAAGTTTAAGATGGATGAAGATCTACCAGATGATACTCAGGGAAATGAGTTTAGCGTAGAGTGGGAAGAAGATCATATTATTTCCTATAAGATTCCTAAAGTATATGCTCTTAAAAGACCTACGTGGGAAGTAAATCCAGTTAGAAAAATTGATGACTTTAAAGTAGCATTCTTTACTAATCCACTAGATGCCTTATCTAGATTTGCATGCATGCCACCTGATGCTGTTGATGCATTCTTTAAATCAAGAGAAAAGGTTGAGAAGGCTTTTAATAAAGGACACCTTGCGGTAGATAATTTTGGTAGACTTGAAGACTGGTTTATTCCAGATCCAGATAAAGAATACTTTTTGCACGTAGACTTAGCTCAGAAACATGACCATTGTGCAGTTGCCATGGGGCATGTAAACAAATGGGTTAACATTAAAGTTACTGACACATACTCTCAACCAGCACCCATTGTTGAGATAGACGCAGTAAGATTTTGGACACCAACAAAAGATAAGTCTGTAGACTTTACTGAGGTAAAAGACTATATTCTTTCATTAAAAACACGAGGATTTAAAATTCGTGTATGTACCTTTGACAGATGGAACTCTCACGATATGATGCAACAACTAAAACAATACGGCATCAATACAGAGATTCTATCTGTCGCTAAAAAACATTATGATGATATGGCTATGATTGTGGCTGAAGAAAGATTATCTGGACCACATATACAATTACTTATCGATGAATTGCTTCAGCTTAAGATAATGAGAGACAGGGTTGACCACCCAAGAAAAGGTTCAAAAGACTTGGCGGATGCAGTTTGTGGAGCTATTTACAACTCTATTAGTAGAAGTAAATTTGATACAAACGAAGAAATAAATATACATACATATGAATCTATGAGCTACGATAATGATTTTGGAACAAAAAATGACGGGCAGACTGAATCATATAATATGATAAGGGCACCAAGAATGCCAGAAAACTTAAGAGATGCAATGGACAGGATGACAATAATATGAGCACGTATCAAGAAAAAGCTAAAGAGTGTAAGTGCTGTGGCAAACATGTTCCTCTGCCAACAGTATTAAAAGAGTATAATGGAATAATCTTATGTCCAACTACATTTACCAATGTAATTGAATATAAGAGGATCTGGAAAGCTGCTGGGTACAGACCTATGGGAAATATTAGAAAACATTTTTCTGAATATGTACAGCAAATAGTAGAAGAAACTATTGACAAGAATGAAGATGGCACGATACAATAGATTACTAAGCAACAGTAGCTTAGTTGGTCAAAGCCCCGAACTCATAATTCGGTAATCGTAGGTTCAAGTCCTACCTGTTGTACTAGGAGAGCATATGAATGATGATGAGAAGTTATCAATGTACTTAGAGATGGGTGCAGTTGAACTAGCAGGTATGGATGAAGATGGAGAATTTATTTTCCAAATTACAGAAAAAGCAAAAGATATTGCTCCAGAGTTGTGGGCCGCACATCAAGAGCATGTAGATAGATCATTGGTTCAGTTATATGAAGCGGGTCTAATAAAGGTTACATATAATGATAACCTTGAAGCAACAATAGAAATGTCTGAACAAGGTCATGAAATGGCTAAAGAGTTAGGTTTAGTAGAAATTAATATGCATGAGGAAGATATTCCAAACGATTAATTTAATGCCTTCGTAGCTCAGAGGATAGAGCAGGACTCTTCTAAGGTCTTGGTCGCAGGTTCGACTCCTGCCGACGGCGCAATGCGGATGTTGCATATTGGTAGTGCCTCTGCCTTCCAAGCAGAAGGGGT